TCCGTTTTCGCCGCCGCCACCGCATCCGCCGCCACCGCCTGCATCTTCGCCACCATTTCCGCCGCATCCTCCGCCTTCGCCTCCGCCAACGCCACATTCGCCTCTGCCTCCAGCAATCGCACTACCGCCCACGCCGCCGCCACCGCCTCATCGGCCTTGGCGTACCAACCGTGCGCGATAGCCTCTCTTGCCAGTGCCCGCCAGCGGCGCGCCTTCTCCACCCAATCTTCGGGAACTACGGCCCACGCGCACCGGGCCTTCCAGTCGTAGTCGTCGCTCATGTTGACTCCTTGTCACCTATGGCGTAATTCCGTACTCTCCGCACGCCTCGCCCCAAGTACCCAGCATCACGCTCCAGCATACGCCGGAACTCCAAGGCGAATCGCACGGCGTACAGAATCGTCTTCGCCATGCCGTCGCACTCCAGCGTGTCACCGTCACGCGACATCGACCGCAGAGCCTCAATGGTGTCGGTGCATCGCGGATCGACACGGAATCCCGCCCCGTTCGGTTTCTTGTCACGGCACATTGCCACAAGATCGTCGGCCGCACGATTCATCCGCTGATCCGCATGAACGCATTGCATCCCCGCATCCTGGAATGCTTCGAAGCTTGACGATCTGGGAATCGGACCGACTCGGGAAGACATCGAAATCCGTTCCCCCGTAGAATTCACGATCCACGTGAAATCCTTGGCGGTGGATGGACAGGCGGACGAACCAGGAGTCCCCGTCGAATGCCGCGACCCGAGCACACGACTCTTCAACCGAACGATTACAGACTCCTCATCCAGTCCAAGGTACGACGCCTCGTCGTACACGTGTAGCACACCGTCATGCGACACATACAGCCATGAGCACCAGAATCGCCCCTGCTCCCGATGCACAGAAGCCATCCTCGGACGGGTCGGGTCGATCAGGTCGAGTGACACGATCTGCTTCGACTCCGCGAACTCGAACAGCACGCGCCGCGACAAGACCGTTTCCATCGCCTCGCCCTGCATGGAAGCAAGGGCCAAGGCGTCGGCCCGATCTGGCGACCTTCCGAGACGCCTTCGAATCTCGTCCTTCTCTTCAATCTGGATGAGGCCCCGGACGCTGTTCGCCTTGAGCCGGATCACCGACAACTCACCGGCGAGGCGCGTGTCTCTCGGATCAATCGCAATCACTCCAGTGCGGAATCGTTCACGGAGGGTCCAGTACATCTCGGCCCGTATATTCAAGAAACGATCCTGCCTCGATGAAGCGGACGAGAAATGCACGGGCGTCACCAGGAAGCCTGCACCCCTCAGAGGATCGACAACCCCGGCCCCAAGTCCACCCACGTCGATCCGCACGTTCATCGTGGCGATCTTCTTCTCGGTGGCGAGTCTGCGCACCTCTCCGGCCGTCGCGTCCGTCGGGTTGCCGTGCTTCGAGTAGACGTTTCGGAACCAGATACCGCGCCGCTCGTAGAACTCGGTGGAATCGGGACCGCCCCTCGACACATCCACCCCCAGCGCCGTGTCGGCCGGATCGACTCCAGCCGGCGGTTCCTCCGTCCACCGTGCCTGCGCGGCGGCGATCCACACGAGCGGAATGAACGCATCGACCACGTCGGGCGCGAACTCCCCACCAACCCGAGCCCGGAACATCGGCGAGTCACGGCCCCAGTCTTCCGCTTCCTTCGCCACCCACTCCTTCGAGCAGTACGGAGAATCTTCACTCGACCCCGTGAACGTGGCGAACTGATGCCGCTTGCTCGTGAACGCCGCGTAGAACTCCGACTCCGGCTGGTAGTAGGCGTTGCCGACGATAAGCAACTTCGACACGGGAGCGGTGAGCAGCGAACGAATGGCAGGCCACATGCGCGGCTCCACCGCCTGAGCCTCACTCACCACCACAAGAATCGCCGTTCCACTGTGAAACCCGGTGAATCCGCCCGGATCGTCCGCCGTGTACCCGATCATGTAGTGCTTCGAGTCGCCGCTCCGGAGGGCCTCGGTCTGGAGTGTTCCTCCGATCCCCCACTCGCCTCCGCCGCGCATCTCGGCCTGTCGATACAGCGACGCGATCTCAGCCCAGATTACATTTTTCACTTGCCGTTGTGTGGGCGCAGTCGTCACGACGACCGATGGGCGATACGCGACGTGAAACCAAAGTGCGGCGACAGCCGCTACCCCGTCTTTCCCGAAAGAATGCCCGGTCTTCACCGCAACCGCAGGATGATCGCGCAAAGCATTGAGCACGTCTCTCTGGAGCGGAATCGGCGTGAATCCGCAAATCTCACGAGCGAAAAACTCGGGAGACTGACGGATCGACCAGGCGAGTTTCGAGATGGAGTCAGACTGGGCCATTCGTGAAAATCCAAGATTCGCCTTTTCCATAAAGGTCCGAAAAAGAAATCGACGGATACACGGCTCTTACGAGTCGGTGTTCGACGATGGCAACATCTCGCGGATTCACACAATCCGCATCGCGCTCATGCGGGCAACAGTGGTCGCCCACTTCTGACTCGCACATATTCCCCACACCGTTCAAGGTCTCGACCTTCAAGACCCGGTCTGGCGCTATGACTACAATCTGAAAGGACATTTCGAGAGTATTCAATTCGCGCGCACGCTCAACGGTGATGTTGTCCGGGTGAAAAGCGGGGCACGTCAACTCACGCACCATTTTTGCCAACGAAGCAATGCTCACAGGTGTGGCCATCGTTATCTCCCTTCACATGAACCTCTAGTAGATGTGAGACGAAGAACTTGTATCCGCTGTGCCCTTCCAGCGCGACAAGGTCTTCTGGCACCGGAAAATTCAAGATGCGAAGGATACTCGCGGCGTTTATTGCGACAGAGTCACAGACTAGATCGCCTTTGAATAGCGTGTACTCCTTCATGTCCACGCTCCACACGATGGCGTGCATAGACGACGACAAGACCACATCGGTCTCAGAACTCTTGCTCATCGCATCGAGAAAGGCTTTCGTTTCTGGAGTCATAGCCTCTTACCCCGGTCAATGTCCGAGAACTCGCTTATGATGCTGACTCGTCCTTTGGCGCTATCGGTTGACTCGTCGGCACCGGACTAACCTCGACGTACTTGGTCGCTCGTTCACCGAGTTCCTGCAACGAGATCATCGCCTTCCCGGCTTCGACCACGTTCGCGTCCTGCCGAATCTGGATCGCCTGCTGGGTCGCGAGCACGTCTCGCATCCCCATGCACTTCGCCAACAATTCACACGATCTTCGTCTTGAACTCGGTTCGGCCGTCTCGTCCTCCGCGAGCTCCGCCACAATATCGACGAGCCGCTCACGACTGATCCGCTTCATGACCGCGATCCGGAACCCAACCACGTCTCGAATCTGCTCAATCTGCGCGGCACGGAGTGCGGCATGAATCAGCGTCGTGTTGACGGCGGCTTCGTCTTCGATGTCGATCCCAGCCTTGTCAAGCAGATTGTCGATGAGCGATCGTTTCGGAACCTTCTCCTCCCCATCATCGGGAACGGGATGCTTGGCGGATTCGCGTTTCATCTCAATGCCCTCCATTCATGTCTTCCTCTCCCAGTGAATACAACCGAATTCAGGAGCGTCACACTTTGACCGATCCCCCTTGAGCACCACCCAGTAATGCTTCGTCGGGTCCAGTTCGACGATAGCCACACCCTCCCGTCACCAAAACCAAACTTGCAGCAATCACGCCCCGCTATCCTGATGCCAGGACACTCCTTCGCGTGCCACGCATCGAAGGTGGGAGTGGATGCGCCACCGCACTTCTCGCACGTGTACACGACTTGCCTCTGGATTTTGCTCATGGCCTACTCCGGCTACTGATGAACCCCGGCGGAATCGTGAACTCAACGTGGCATTCTCCATCCGGACCGGACTCCCACGTACGATTCAACCCGGCCTGCGTCAGCAGATCACCCAACCCCATGACAGCCGCGACAACCCGGTGCTTTGCCTCGCACATCTCGGAGCACACCGCATCCGGACCCATCTGGAAGTATGGGTACTTAACGTACCCTGGGTACGATTCCCAGCCCAACTTGACCCACGACCATCCTTTCGGCAGCGAAGGAAGTGGTGCGCCGTGAAGAGCCATTCGTATCGCTTCCGGGAGCCCCACGAAAACACGCTCCCCCTGATCCCTCTTTCCGCACACCACACATGCCGCCCCGAAGATTATCGTGGTCCCCATCACTTCTCCTCTCATGTTTCCAGAATCCAGACCATCACAATACTCCGTGATCGGGCTGTCCTAACCGATCAATCGCAACATGGATGTCATCGCTTGACCGTACTTGACACCATCCTTTCAACCACCTTCGCAAAACGATCGACCTCATTCCCCGGAAGATTTTGCAGAGTCTTCGGTATCAAAAGCATCACGGTCACATCGTATGGAGTGAGCACGCAAGCGTGGAAAAATAGATCGTTGTTGACCGCGTACTTCTCAATCACCTCCTGCACATCAACCAGATTGTCCGGGTAGTTCATTGCACTTCCCCCTTGCTCGTCCTCTCCGCATTGCAGAACTGCCTATGCTTCTTCCGGAATGCCAGCGCCACGTTACCCACCGATCCCGTCCGGTTCTTCGCGACGATCACCTTCACCGCATTGTCCGTCGGATCGCTCCCATGCGGCCGATGCAGAAACAGCACAATGTCCGCATCCTGTTCTTGACTCCCTGAATCGCGTAGATCGGATAGCCTCGGCTCACGCTGCTCCGAATCGCTCCCGCGATTCAACTGCGACATGGCAAGGACGGTGATTCCGAGTTCGCCCGCGATCCTCTTCAACGTGCGCGACACCTCAGCCACCTCCTGCTCCCTCAGCCGTCCCCGCTCCTTCGGCGTCTCCACCAGCTGCAGATAGTCTACCACGAGTAGAACGATCCCATGCTCCTGTTTCAGCCGTCGCGCCTCCGCCCTGAGATCGGCGAGCTCGAGCCCCGCACGACACGTCAGCCAGAGAGGCACATCGCTCGCGCACTGCACGGCACCTCTCATCGACGCCAGCGCCTCCGCATCGGCGCTCTTCGGATCGTTCATCGCACTCGGTGGCACCTTCGCGTAGAGACTCATCACTGTCGATGACACCTCGAACTGACTCATCTCCATCGACATGATTGACACGGGCTTCGTCCTCCGACCCGCCAGATCGACCGCCACATTCGCCGCCCACGTCGACTTGCCCTGCCCCGGCCGTCCAGCAACAATCACCAACTGCCCCGGCCGGAACCCCCCGATCAGAAAATCAAGATCGATGAACCCCGTCGGCAGATACGCCTCCGCCTCACCTGCCCTCACCCGCTCCACCTCCGCCACCAGGTTCTCCGCAGCCTCCGGCCACGACGCCGTACAGATCGCCCCCGCCCGATCCCGTAGCAGCGCGGCGAGTCCGGACTGTGCGCGCCCGAGGACCTCATCCGCCTCCGCACCGGCCACGTGACCCTCCCGTAGCAGATCGTACCCGAGGCGGATCACTCCGCGCAACAGGGCCAGATTGCGCACGATCTCGGCGTAGTGGATCGCGTTTGCGGCGTGGGGTACGACATCCATCAACGATGCGAGGTAATCCGGACCACCGGCCCGCTCCAGGTCCCCCGTACGAATGAGATCGTTGTGTAGCGTCCTGGCGTCAATCGGTACGTCGCCGTTGGCGAGAATCACACACGCGGACAGAATGAGCATGTGCGCGGGATGGTACATCGACTCAGGACCGATCACACTCAGCACGTCCGTCAAACAGCTCGGGTCCAACAGGATCGACCCGAGTACCGCTCGCTCATCGTCCAGACTCTGCGGCGGAACTGACGTTTGGAATTGATCACTCACACGTCACCCCCGAGGAAAAAACGCCCGGCCGCGAACGGTGACATGTACCCCGACGGGAGAGGGCTCGAGGACGCACGCGAGCCGGGCTGATTTTTGGTGTGGGGAGCAGGGTACATGTCGAGGGGAAATCTATCGGATCACGCGAAGGGCGTCAAGGACAATTTGCGCAGGGCGTCGATGTTTTATTTTCGCGACCGCTCCGGTCGTGGCACTCGGCACACATCCGGAGTGAGACGGACGAGTTCGCGGTCATGCGGTTCCACGGCGCGAGTGTACCATTGTCGTCCGATGCGCATGAGTAGACCGCAATCGTAGATGACGGGGGTGGTGAGTTTCACTTCTAACCTGGGTCGTGTTAGTCGAACGCAGTCGACGACCCGATCTACGTCGTGCGGTTCGATGATGCGGGCGTGCCACTGGCCACGGACACGCACGAGGACTCCCTCGAAATCGCGCACGGCGCGATT